ATAAGCATAAGGAATTTGATACTTAAATTTGTTTGCAAGTTTTTGACGCCACTTCAAGTCTAAATTTTCAAATTTAACATTGACTTCGTCTTTTATTACCAGTTTACATGAACTCATAGTTTTATTATTGTTTTGTCATTCCAATCCCAACTAGACGGTTGACTATCACTATAATACAACTTTTTAGGTAAATTTTCAAGTACTCTTTTTAAAGTATCTGTTCCTCCTGAAAAGTATCCCCCACCGATTGATACTAACGAAGCTTTTGGTTTAATTCCGGATTTAATAAGTGTTCGTGGTATTCTATTTCTTACAAAAATTACTTTAGTAGTACTGTCGATATATTTAAATTGTTTACTCATTTGATGCAATTCAAATAATTTTTCAAAATTTTCGTCGTCTAGTTTGTTAACTGGAAAAAGATTATCAATATCACTAGCAACGTCATCTTCTCTTACAGGTTCTTTAATTTCAAAACCAAATGAAAGTTGTTTTAATATATCAATGCCATGGCGTTCAAAGGCGTTTAACCAACCCCAATATTCTTTTATGTCTTCAATTGTGTTTATTTCTCCTGATACTGGCATTATAATTGGAAAACAATTTAGTTCAGTAAGTCCTCTAATAACTTCCTCTTTACTATATTCTTTTCTATCAATCCAAAGTTTATGGGTAGAATGATGTGAAAGTTTTTTAACAAACATACTTTCTGTAGGTACATCAAGTCCTATCGTTGATACTTGTAAATTTTTTAATGCATCAATTTGTTGTAACGCAGGTTTATTTTTTAAATTTTTATCCCAATATTCTTGCATAGAATTAGAAACATTTGATAAGACAATTTGTCCACCAATAACATTTGCTTGAGGGATTTTAAATTCTTTTATTTCATTTTTAACTTCGTAATAGTCATCTAGTAATGATGTATCAACAAATTTAAAATCATATCTAGTTGCGATTAATGTTAGGTAGTACGTAATAACATCGGTTTGTTTACAATTCCAATATTTTGTTTCACCATCATATTTTAAGAATCCAGCCGGTACACCTTTTTTATCTTTTAAACATCTTATAAGAGATACAATTTTTTTACTATAAGGGAATTTAAGCTCAATTAATTCTTCGTTGTCTTCGTTAGTATATTTTTCAATAGCTTTTTCCCAGTCTATTTTTCTAAATGGTTGTTCGTATATAGGAGTATCAAGTAATTTTTTAATATCTAAACCGTGTTTTTGAAATTTTGTTAGGTATCTTTTTAAGAGTATTACTGCTAATTTGCCTTGTTTTTCAGTCCATGGATATTGTGCTTCGGCAAGCGATGTTACAGTTTGTCTGTCTTTAGGATGTGGGTTTATATGTGATTTTGACTCTTTTGGATCAGAATGGTAAAAATAATCGTTATATGCTAATATATTGATCGCTTCGTTTATTGTTTTTGGCAATTTAGTTGGTGTTAACTCTGGCATTATCATGATTAAATACTAGTATAACACGGATGGTAAAAACGGTCAACCTACTATGAAAAAATTTGTACAAAAACGCAATAAAACATTAAAACTTAGAGTTAAAAAAGCCTTGTATAGACGTAAAAATGTAAAATATTTCACGCCTACAATAGAACAATGTCAAAGTTGGTTTGGAATACTGAATAGAGGTATGTTTGGTCGCAATTTAGTTGCACCCGAATTTAACGTAAGAAGAATGATTTATGATTGGGGACTATGTATTGTAGATTGGGATAATAGAAAATGTAGAGCAGGAAGATTTAATCAAAGAATAATTCCTTATCATTTAGGAGATCATCTTGACTATAAAATAGAATTACATAATAAATTTCCAACATGGAAAGATTTTATAGAAACACTTGCACACGAAATGGTACATTTATATCAAATGCAAGTTTGGAAAGACCCTTACTCAAATCACAATTCTTATTTTTATAGTTGGAAAAACTATTTTAGGTTACACGGTTTAAAACTGTCTCGTTAAATTCTTTATAATTAATAATTTTAAAACGACCTTCTTCAGCACCAGGATTAGAAACTTTTAAAAAGTCTGGTGGGTTATCATGTATAACAAAAAATTTACAGTCAGGTCGCATTGTTTGTAGTCCTCGGAATTGTCCAAGCCACCCCTCAAAAATTGTATCGTCATTTCTAGGCCCATAGTTTTCAGTGTCTTGGTATATGTTATTAAGTTGCTCTTTTCCATATTCTCTAAAATCAAAACCAACTAAAAATATATTTTTATGCCCATGTACACAAGACGTCCACATAGCTTGTGAACCAGATATCCAATGTGGGTTATTAGGAACAAGATGAAGATATGAATTTTTATTATTTTTATATGGATGTCTATTAACTTCTAGAGCCGGTGCGTAATGAATACATTTTTCATAAACTTTATCTTTAACCATTTTTGCAGTCATGTTAGCATCAACACTAAAAATAAAGTCAGGAACAAAATCTCTATACAGTGCGTTACATCCATAAGTTTGTCCTGTTGCTTTAAGTTTGTTTAACTCAAAATCTTTACGTGAAGGACCGTTTCCTATAATATAGGCATTACCGCGTGGTTCATTTTTTACTAAATCTTCATAGAAAGATGTTTCATGAGTTTTTTTGCCTCCTTTAATAACAAGCCTATCAATTACAGTTTCACCAACGTATGGTTCCCATTTAATAGGAGTGTATGTGTATCTATCTGGTTTTGCGTGTATGTTCATTTAATATATTTTTCTTTTAATCTATTTTTAATTCTTTCCCATGGTAACCCTTGTTTAATTTCTTCAGTTGTCCATTCTGTATATGCTAATTTATTTGCCCAATTATTTCTGTCCGGCATAACCGGAGTATTAATTTTATTTAAATCAATATTTCCAACGTCGTAACATAAGCTCTGTTCAGAAACAAAAACCGGAATGCCGTTAAACACAGCCATCATAGCAGGATTAGAAGAATAATTTATAACTGCCCATGCGTGTTTTAATGTTTCTTTAAAATCGGTATCGTCGATTGTATTGTAATCTCTTTGTGGAGATTTACAAGAAACATTTTTCCATTTGCTTACATCCAACCCCACAGGATTTCTTGGGTGTGGTCTTACTAAAATTGGACGATTAGTATGTTTTCGTATCTCATTTATTTGTTGCTCAAACCATAAATTCATTGTAGGATTATTTCTCCATTGATAACTGTTATGGTGTTGCCCACATATTATAATTGTGTCACCAGTAGATTGCCATGGTTTTAATTCTATATTAAGTTTTTTCCAACGTTCACCATCAAACGTTTGGTTGGCAAAATCTGCTTCTCTGTTAACGCCATTAATTCCAACTTTAAAGGTTTCATTTCTTTTAATACCACCCACTTCGAGAACCACAACTGGTTTGTTTTTTAATTGGCATTCGTCCCAAATACTTTTGTATCCTCTCATTTTTCCTTGCCACAACACTGACCATATTACAGTCACATCACTATTACCATTACAGTTTAATTGAACTTCTTCTCCAGCTTTTTCTAAACTTCCTATAAAAGCTTCAAAAACTTTTTTAGAATTAATAGGACCAAATTTTGGATAAACACTTACTTTCATGGTCTGTTTTTCCAATAATCAATTTTTGAAACGTCTGCTGGTGCGTCAGCTCGTGGTGGACGTAAATCTTTTTTAGCAGAAGTTCCTTGTTGTTTTCGTTTGCCTTTCATATGATCCATGTATAATCCAAGTTCACTGTTTACAAAAACATGATGCCCCCTTACTCCACTAGCATAACCAATATCGTTTACTTCGATATTTTTTTCTTTTCTAAACAATTTAGAAAGATGCCAAAATACAAACGAATCGTGCCATTCTAATAATTTAAAAACGTTATCTGTAACATAAAGTTGTTCCCAGTCTTTAACAAAATTTTGTATTTCAGGATGTCGTAAATTGTAGCCAACAAATCCACATTCGGGATATTTTCCTCCATCATTCAATTCAAATCTTTCTCGCCCTAAATAAGTTAACATTGTGTTTAGAGGTAATAAATCTTCTAAAAATTTAATTGGCATTTGTCTAAACGTATAAGTGTCGGCGTCAATCCATACAACGTAATCGTATTCTGCAGAATTTCGTACAGCATTAACAACACAAAATACTTTATTAGCAAAACGTACTGCCGCCCACAAGTAAGATCCTTTTGTTGCATCTTTCCCGCCTTTAGTTTTTAGTTCAGCAGGTCTTCTAACACCGCCTTCTATTTCTTGTAGTCCACCATTTGCTATAGGATCGTTTTTGTATTTGTTTTTAAATTTAAACAATTCAGGTTCAGCCGAATTTAAATCTATCCAAGTAATTCTATCATATTTGCATTCTGGTTTTGGTTCCTCAGCATATACTACAATGTCAACTTCTGCAGGAAAATTTTTAGCTATTGACTCTATCCCACGTTTAGAATAGTTGTCCCAAGTACCGGGCTTGTATGTTGTGAATATTTTAATTTTCATTATATATGTATATTTAATATGCTTTCATTTTATAAATTTTCAGCCAATCTTTTACTATCATCGCTGGTATATCTGCCTTGCCAGTTTTTTTCCACCAATGTTGTAATGGTACAGTCCACCCAGTTTTCATTTTGTTAATAATTGTTGCAGGTAACTTTCCTTTGTAAGCAATTTTTGTTAAAAGTTTTGTATCACTTTTATTTTTTCCAATTTTCTCATCGCTATGAATATCCATACAGTATTGCATAAATGTTTTTGTTGCTAATGGAAAGCGTCCTTCCATACCATATGCCATTCCATATTTGTCGTTTCGCATAAAAAATTCTTCAGGTACCTGTGCTACACAATCAAGTGCCATATATGAACCAATTGGATCTTTTGGATTCCATAAATCCTCTGGATAGCATTTGATTAGTTCGGTACGTAATGTAATTTTATCAACTAATGACTCGTGCAATTTTACTGGACGTTTTATTCTGTTAATCCATTTGTCTATAATGTCAGTCCAGCTAGTAAGGTTTTCTTTTCTTAGTTTCCAGTATTTTGGGTAACCACCCAATACTTCATCTCCCATATCACCAGCCATTGTTACTACTATACCGTTGTCGTGTAACATTTTATTAGTGTAACAATACATGGCAAGACTTGGATTATATACAGGTTGTTCTATATAATAAATGGAATCATTCCAATAGTCTGTTATTATTTTGGGTGTAATTTTTACTTCTTTATGATTAAAATTATTTGCATCAGCTAATACTTGAGCACAGTTGGCATCTTCATTATGGTCTTCTTCATGAATTACATTTGGTTCCATTCTGTTAGTAAATGTGTTTGCTTTCCCCATTATATCATTAAGTTCGTATGCAACAAGACTTGAATCAAGTCCACCACTTAAAAACACGCCAATTTTTCTTAATCCTATACTACACATCTTTACTGTATTGTTTGCTATTTGTTTAAATTCGTTTGGATCAAATTTTTTATTTGAATTAGGTTTAATGAATATTCTTTTTGTATTTGTAATTTTTTTATTTGCTACATCATAAACTATTGTTTCCCCTGCTAATAATTTTTTTATTCCTGAAAAGAAAGTATTACGTAATGCATTAATACCAGTTATACTCATACAACTAATTGCAAGTTTATCCATTGTTCGGCTGTTTGGAACTTTATCTAGCATACCTTTTAATTCAGAACCAAAAACCAATCCTTCTTTAATTTCTGCATAGTATACAGGTTTTATACCTGCATGGTCTCTACTAAGAATAAGTTCTTTTTTCTTTATGTTATAGTATGCAAAGCCATGCATAGAATCAATTTCGTCTATAAAATTTAAACCAAAGTTGTCTAATCCCCATGCCAAAAGTTCTGTATCGCAACCTGTTGTGTCTTTAAAATCTTTATATTTTTCTTTAAGTTCGTAGTAGTTGAATATTTCACCGTTGTAAGTTAATCTGTTGCCTTTAGGTGTACGCCATGGTTGTTTAGATACACTCGGATCAGCCATAATGCTTAAAAGATTATGCCCTAATGTAACAGTATTGTCGTGCCAAACACTTTGTCCATCAGGTCCTCTATGTTTACATTTGTTAATATATTGATTTATAAATTCAGGATCTCTTGCTGTTATTCCGTATATGCCACACATTGTTAATTTCCTTCTCCAGGCTTTTCACTAAAGTGTTTCATTTTATCTGGAACACCTCTCCATTTTGCTTCGTCGTCAGGCGCCTTTCCTTTTTTATTAATCATGGGCCATAGTTCACTATACTTTGTATTGTGGTCAATCCATTTACTTGCTTGGTCGTTAGTGTCAGGTTCAATAGCATCTACAGGACATTCAGGTTCACATACCCCACAGTCTATACATTCATCGGGTTTTATGACTAGCATATTCTCCCCTTCATAGAAACAATCTACCGGACATACTTCTACACAATCCATTAGTTTACATTTAATACAATTATCGTTAACAATATAAGTCATTATAATTTTAATTTCTCCTTAAAACGTTTAAACACAGTACCATCTTTAATTTCTTTTTCTGTCCATTGTTTATAACCTAAGTCATAAACCCATTGTGTTCTATCTGGATATGTAGGAGATTCTATTTTTAAAAGATCAGTGTTTGCAACATTCCAACAAATAGCAAGATCTGATGTACAAAAGGTAGGGATGCCACGGATGCAGGAATCAATAGAGGCAGTAGAATTGTGAGTAATAACAGCATGAACGTTAGTTATCGCTTTTTGAAAGTCGAATCTGTAGTACTTTTTCTCATCACCTGTAAAAAATTTTGGTCCTATTATAAGTTCACAGTCGTTAGGAAATTCATTTTTTCTATTTTCCATAGCGGCCATGTGATTTGGATGTGGACGAATTTGAAATTTTCTTTTAGTTAATGGTCGTACTTTTTTATATACATTATTAAACCAATCAATTGGATCTAGATCGTTCATACTCCAATTATCTTTTGGTTGCAATACAAATAATATTGGATCATCAGGATTAGATTTTCTCCATGGTTCATATTTTACATTCCATAATTTTTTCATCATTTCCCATCTATCAGGAGGAGAGTTGTCACTTAAAAAGTTTCCATTTCTCATAGGAGAGTATAATGCTACACGCCAATGGTGTTGTGGATGTGTTATAGTGTTCCCAAAACTAGATAGGATACCCCCATCAAATGTTATTATGTAAATGCCTTTTTTCTTTGCACGTTCTACTAACTCTCTTCTTCTACCTTTAGTATGGTGCATTTGTTTGTCTCCACCATAGCCAAACATACAACCAATAGGAGCAGTTGGCTCCATTTCGTTATCAACAGTTGGACCAGTTCTATGTTCGTCTATAATAATTGGATTATCTCCAACAGCTTTAATTCCTGTTGCCATGTGTTGTAGAAGTTCCCAACTAGCACCTTTACGTCTATCCTTTACTGTTCTTCTAAAAATTTCAACGTCCATCTAGTATCTCCATAGCGTATCCGCTTCTAAATTCTTCTTGTGTAAATTGTCCATAAGCAAGTGAATGAAATACTGGTCTAGGGTCTTCATATATTGGTGTTTCTATTTTTGCAAAATCTGTTTCACATATAGGTAAACAAGGGTTTTCAAAATTAGCAAAGCAAGGCACACCATTTGTTAATGCTTTTATTGTAATTGAACTATTAAATGTTACAACTGCATGAACTTTATCCCATTCAAATGGTCGTGCTGGCTGTTTATTTTTACTATTACCTGGTTGTAATCTACCTTGTGCATCAACTATTGTGTCTGGATTAAAAGGTTTTTCTCTAATAACTATTTCTCTATCTGTATGTTCTTTTAAAAGTTTTAATGTATTATTCAACCAATCTTTGCCACCAAACATTTCTGCCATAGCATGACTAGGTGGTACAACTAAAACATATTTGCCATTTTTATGGAATGGTTTAATTGTATCTTTAAATGTTTTTTTAAATCGATCATCGGGTCTATCGTCGTTAAATGTTTTAACGTGCTGATTTTTAGAACATCTCATCCAATAAGGAGTACCTCTACTTTCTCCCCAATAAGGTCTGTCGATATAATAAAAATCAATTCCTTTCATTTCTGCCCACCTATATACAAGGTGTGTTCCTCTTAATACTCCCATGAATACAACTTTGTCACAATCAGTTGATGCTAATGCTTCTTTGTGTGAAACAATTTTTGCATCCATACCTCTAGCGGCCGCTTGTACATATTTTTCTGAAACAGCTCTACTTGTTTTTACTCCGTAGTTCATTATCTTATTTCCTCAACGTTATACATTTTTGCATAATGTCTTCTAAACTCTGCAATAATGTTTACACTTCTTCTGTACATAGTTGGATTAATTCTGTTTGATACACTGTGTACGGTATTAGGATTTGCATTACAAAACATTACAAACGTGTTCCTTTTGTAAGGTACTGTGGTATGTACAGGGCCTAAATCCTCAGTATATACTTGTCTACCACCCTTCATATCCACTCTTCCAATTTTATTTTTTGTTGAATGTATTTGAAAATTACCTCCAGTGCTTGTATCATTTTTATAAGGCATATACAATAGCCCAGCAAACATTTCCATCGGGTTGTCTATGTGTGCAGTCCTGGATGTTTTTTCTGTTATTGGTTTGTGCATAACAACTTGACAATCACTCCATAAATTAATTTCTTTACCTGCCCAACCTCTTGCACCCAGGTTTTCTTTAAGGTTAGGTAGCAATTCTGTAAGTTTAGGTTTATCTTCTAGCCACGGTTTAAACAGTTCGTATACTTCCATAAACCATTCTGCGGAAGTGTGGTACTCTGCAAAATCTCTCCATAAACCAGATTCAAATGTCTGTGATAATAATTTGTCTGCTTTCATTCTATAACATATACCATCGTCAAATGGATCAGTTGCAAGTACTGTTTTTTCCGGAAACCCTGCTTCTAATTTTTCATATAAGTCCCACGGCAGAGCATCTTCAATAACAATGTGTGGGTATGGGTCGGTTTTTACAGTTGGTTTTTTATTCAACAATGATATCATTTAAAATTAATTATGTATTTTTTCACCCTATAAATATTAAAAATGAAAAACCTTATTATTCAATATTATATAGACATTAACCAGTATTCACAACCAGAGTTTAATGGTATTGGACCAACATCTGTAGAAAAGTATTCAGAACATAGTTTTAAAAAATATAGTAACAAACATGGACATGATTTTTTAAGAATTACGGAACCAAATTTTGGTTATATACATCCAACCTGGGAAAGATTTGATCTTTGGTTTAATTCTAAATGGTTAGACGAGTATGATCAGGTGTTATATGTAGATACAGATGTTTTTGCATTAGATCATGCTCCAGATATATTTGCACAATACAATGATCCAGATACATTTAAGTCACCGGCATATAAAAAATATAGAGGCATGGCGTTAAACACTATTAAAAATAATTTTAAAGATACTATAATAAAAGATTGCGATCCAGCAAAAGTTAGAGATATATTTTTTCAAACAGGAGTGTGGATAGTAACTCGTAGTGTAAGAGATCAAATGATGCCATGGGTAGAACGATATAAAGAATTTAAGTGTGACGATGGGCAGTTTTTAAATTGGGCGGTAATAGAAAGTGGAGTAAAATACCAAGATATGAATCCAATGTTTAATGTTAAAAATAATGGACTTAAAAGGGCATGGAATTATAATCAAACATATTTTTTACATTCTGCAGGTGGACACAAATATCGTAATACTTCTAAGATACATAGTTTTTTAACAAAAACATTTCCTGAAGTTAGTCTAATCGCTTAATTAAATCGGGTATATCAATTTTAAAGTTTATTAAATCATTAAAACGTTTTACATCTGCAGGTTTAGATTTATTTTTAGTTTCAATCGGCACAGTATCAGCCAAAAATAATTCATGTTTTAAATCTAAATGATGAGATAATAAAGGGTAAACTTTTTTATGTAACATTTTTGGGTCTTGTATTTCAATAATTTTTGTTCCTGGTTTACACCATAGTAAATTTATTAGTCCTGCACCGTGAGCCGCTAGTATGTGAGTTGCTTCGGCAAAAGTTTTCATCTGGTCTTTTATAGTCATATTTTCTAATGCAACTGTTTCCCAACCTTTTAATGCTAGGATCAGTTCAGCAGAGTTAACTAGTTTTCTTGTTTTTGCACCAGGACGTAAAACACATATTTTTCTATGGGGCTCTATTCCAATTAGATCCGGAATTCCTTTAAAGTGTCTCAACCATGGTGCTATAGGTGGAGTAATTATACCGTCTTTTGAATTACTTAAACTAGGTACGAACAAATGTTTGAATTGCCATGTTTCGTTTTTTGGTATAACAATAACTTTAACATCAGGAAATAATTCTTTAAGAACTTTTTGAAAATATTTGCTTTCGTTTGCTAGGACATAACAATATCTTGTAAAGTCGCCCGAAAATCTTTTTTCCATTAATCTAAATTTAGATATTACATCTATCCATATGTGCCATGGATTGTTTGCACTTTTTTCATCAATCGGTAACCATACATAATGATATTTCTTACCAAAATGTTCAGTAACAGAAGGCAAGTCTACAATTACTTTGTCTCCCCACTCTTGCCAAAGGTTATGTGATTTACCAGGCTTAAATTTACTACTATGTGTAAGGTTCCAAACATAATTGGTTATAAGTTTGTTAGACATTGTAGCAAGTAGTGGACAACTATGTACTCTGACATCGTGAAATTCTGCTACAAAGGTTGGTAAACTTTTAAAATGTGGGTCAACAGTTTTGTGATAAGGCACTGTATAATCGTATCCGTGGTCAACTATTTCCCATTTATCTAAAAAATATTTAATTGAATCTATGTTTTTCATGTTTGCATTATACATAATTATACTATAAAATAGCAGTATGTCAAAATTGTTTTCCAACGGTTGTAGCTTCTTAGGACCACGTCCAAAAGACAATGTTAATACATTTGTAACTAAAATTCTCGCAGAAGAATATAATTTACAATTATTTAATCTAGCTATGGGTGGTAGAGGAAATGATCGGATCAGCTTTACTACAAAATTATGGTTTGAACAAAACGGATACAAAGACACATTTGCAATTATAGGGTGGTCTAGTATATTCAGAAATGACTATGTCACTAACGATGGTTGGAAAAAAGGCAGAATACCTAATATGGAATTAACTTGGCGTACTTGGAAAGTTGCAGATCAACTTAGATTTGTTAATTCAAATCACGGTTGGGATATTGACGATACTGCTACAATGAGATTTTTAGATCATGCTTTTGACTTACAAACGTATTTTAAACTAAACAAAATTCCATATGTAATGTATAATGCATTACCTAATGCAGTTAATTTAAATAATCCCGACTTTAATAAAATAGCTCAAAGCATAGATAAAAAAAGATTTTTTAAATTTAATAGTAATCATTATGACTTTGTAATGAAAGAAAATGTAATTGTAAGTCCAAACGATCCACACCCATCGGTTGAAGGACATACAAAATGGGCAAACGAACTGAAAGAATTTATAGATGCTAACAATTTACGCACCATTTAATAATCCAAATAGCAAGGCTTGGGAAGTTTTTAACGGAGTTCAAAAGTCTTGGCCAGAACAAGTTGTAGTAAATGATAATAGTGTTGCAACAGAGCCGTTAGCTAATTCAATGTTTTGGGGGTTTGTTAATAATAATTTAGCACTAGTTAAAAAATTAGAAGCACGTAAACAGCAATTTTGGTTTACTGATACACCTTATTTTGGAAGATTTGATAACAATAATTTAAAAGCAAACAACCATTATTGGCGTATTTGTAAAAATAAAATACACGTTCCTTTTATAAAAGAGTGTAAGTCTGATCGATTTGAGAAATTTGGAATGAAAGTTCAAGCACCTAACTTTAAAGGAAAAAATATTTTAGTTTGTCCAAGCTCCTTTGGAATTCATAATTATTTAGATAGACCCAATTGGTTAAAAGAAACGCTAGAAGAAATTAAAATGTACACAGACAGACCAATTAAAATAAGACATAAGCCACGTGGTAGAGGAACATCAGGCCCTAGTGAAGCAACAGTTCCTTTAGCAGAAGATTTAAAAAACGCTTGGTGTTTAGTTACATCTTGTTCAATTGCCGCGGTAGAGGCCCAGTGTATGGGTATACCTGTTTTTTGTGATAAAAAAAGTTTTGCAAACGATGTTTCAAGTAATGAAATAAAACATATAGAAAATCCGTATTTTGTTGGTGCCGAAGACTGGTTATATTCATTAGCATACCAACAGTTTACCCCAGAAGAATTCTCAAATGGTAAAGCGGTAGAGATATTATTAGATAAAGGAATACTTTAATGCCAAAATTAAAAAAAATAGCTAGTAAACAATTTATATTTCCGGTTGGTAAAAAGAAAATATTATTTGCAAATAACACGGAACAAAAAACTTATATAAAAAATAGAGTAGATAGAATATTGAGTAAGGAACCCGAAACTATTAAATGGATAAATTCATTTGAGAAGGATTCTATATTTTTTGACATAGGTGCAAACATCGGAATTTATACTTTGTATAGTGCAATTAACATTGAGAATACTGTATATTCGTTTGAACCACATAGTGTAAATTATAAAAATTTATTAGATAGTATTAATTTGAACAAATTAGAAAAATGTTATGCATTTTGTTTTGCAATTAGTAATCAAATTAATCTTTCGACAATACAAGTAAAAGATATGCACGAAGGTGTTGCGGATAATGTAGTAGGTCAGTTGGGCGAATATTACCATGGGTGTGTAGAAATGCATTTAGATTTTTTAGTTGGTAGAAAAATTTTACCACAACCGAATTATATTAAAATTGATGTTGATGGGTTTGAAAATAAGGTTATTACTGGATCATTAGCAACAATTCAAAAATGTAAATCTGTATTAGTAGAAATTGATAATAAACATTTACATTTAGTTGACAAAATACTAGGAATAGGATTTACATTAAAATCTAAACATCGAAGAAACACAGAAGAATTTAATTATATTTTTGAAAATGCGAACTGAAAAAATACATAGTTTTTGGGTACCAGCAAATGATATTCATGTAGAAAAATGGAAAGCAGGAGATCCATTTTCACAAAATAAATGCTTGAATACGTTTATAAGTTATTGTGAATCACAAAATAAACAATTTAAACGAGTTTTAGATATTGGAGCATGGGCCGGAACGTGGAGTCATGCTATGCAAAAGTTTTGTAAATCAATTGTTGCATTTGAGCCTGATGGTATAAATTTTGAATGTTTACACAAAAATTTAGGCCCATTTAATCATATTACTTGTAATCAAAATGCAATTGGAGAAAAAATTGGAAGAGTATCTTTAACAGAAGATACCTTTACTCAAGCAAAAAGAGTAGAGGATAAGGAAGGAAAAATTCAAATGTTTACAGTTGACTATTACAATTATTCGGATGTCGAATTAATAAAAATTGATGTTGAAGGATATGAAATGCGTGTGCTAGAAGGTGCTACGCAAACGTTAAAATCAGTTAAATTTTTAATGATTGAGTTAAACAATAATACTAAAAAATATGGATCTAATAATTTACAAGTAGAAAAATATGTAGAATCTCTTGGATTTAGAATATTAATTAATATTTGGCCAGATAAAGTTTATTACCGGCCATGATACATTTTAAATAGTATATATTAACAAATTTTATAAAAGAATATGGAAAAAATATTTAATAGAAAAAAGAAAAAGATATCTTCTGAACCATTTGAACATATTATTTTTGAAAATCTTATGGAAATAAAAGAGTATGACAAGCTATATGAAAATATGAATCATTTTACTGAAGATAAGTTTAATGAATATGCTTGGGCAAGATGGAGAGAAGAATATGATGTCCATCACGGAAAGATGTTATATGATATACAAGATCTTAGTTACGACAATAAATGTATAGCACTTTGGTTTTTTACAGACAGAAACGAACGAGGAGCAAAAAAAGATATAGAAATATATTCTCCTAAAACTAGTAATAATAAAATAATTTCTAGGCGTCCCAATTCATTTTTGTTTTTTATTCATAATGATACGCAACAAATTAGAATATTACCACAAAGAAAAACAGAAAATTTTTTACGTCCGTGCGTACAATTTAACTTTCCGGAGGATGAATTTAAGTATGAATGTAGGTGAACAATTTGTTAATAAGTGTTTAGAAACGGAGGTTATAAAACAACCATGGCCGTATCAAGTTATTCCTAATACATTACCTAAAGATGTTTTTGAAAAATTTAAAAAGCAGTGTAAAGAAAATTTAAATTATAAAACAACAGAATTAGCACATATATTCCCTCATGAATTTAAAAAATGGAACATAGATTTTTACGACGAAACATATAATATTTGTGTACAGCTTTTAAAAAATGCAAAACAGTTATGTGATGTATATCCGAACTATAGAAAGTATCCAAAATTAGGAGTAAATGCACATATTTCTGTAACTCCACCATTACCTTATAAGTTCAAAACACATTCAGAAGGTTTAGAAAAAGTTTGGAGTTCTGTAACTTACGTTACTCCAGATAATAATGTTGGAACAAAAATGTATACAGCAGAAAGTGAACAAGCATTTGTACAAGAAGCACCCTGGGTTCCTAATACTACATTTATATTTTGTGGACAACGAGGAAAAACTTGGCACTCATATGAAAGTAATCAAACCACAAATAGAATTAGTTTAAATTTGTTTATTATGAGTGATCGAAAAAAATGTTTTTTAAGAGATGATGGATAAAATAAAAATTGGATCGTGTCAAATTAATGTTGATTTTGAAGGTAAATCATATCTTCCATATTCAATAGGATTGCTTCAAGCATATGTTTTGCATAATTCAAAAAACCCAAGCAAGTTTGAGTTTCAAACAACAATTTTTAAACGACAAGAACTATTAACTTCAGTTAATAAATTAAAAGAAAATAATATTGTTCTTTTTAGTACCTATGTATGGAACGAACAAATAAATTTAGAAATTGCTAATAAACTAAAAAAAGAAAATCCTGATATATTAATTATTTTTGGTGGACCGTCGGTGCCCGATTTGGCAGAAACATATATAAGGAAACACCCATTTATTGATATATGTTCGCACCAAGAAGGAGAAAGAACTATCTTGTCTATTTTAGATTGTTATCCTTTAAGAGAGTGGAAAGAAATTCCTAGTATAAGTTTTATTAATAATAATGAATTTATATATAATTCAAGTTTACCGCGATTAAGAAATTTTGAAGGATGTCCATCTCCATATCTAAGCGGTACATTTGATAAACTTATAAACGAAACCCCTGATCATATATGGTTAGCAACGTGGGAAACTAATCGAGGTTGTCCCTTTTCGTGTACATATTGCGATTGGGGGTCAGCAACAAATTCCAAAGTTGCTAAATTTGAAATGGACAGATTATTTGCCGAAGTTGATTGGTTTGCTAAACATAAAATAGAATTTGTAAATTGTTGTGATGCTAATTTTGGAATGCTAAAAAGGGATTATGATATAATAGCTTACATGGCGGAAGTAAAAAAGAAAACAGGATACCCGGGTGTATTATCAATACAAAGTACAAAAAATGCTAGAGAACGTTCATATGCAGTACAAAAATTATTGTATAATTCGGGATTGGCTAGGTCAATTAATATTGCTATGCAGGCCACTGATCCACATACACTAGAAGCAGTTAAGAGAGATAATATTTCAATTGCTGATTATCAAGAATTACAAAGACGTTTTACAAAAGACGGAGTCCCAACATTTACAGATCTTATTGCAGGGTTACCAGGAGATACTTTTGATAAATTTGCACGAACAGTTTCTGATATAATTTCGTCAGGACAATGCAATCAAATTAATTTTAATGATTTAGTTATACTGCCAAATGCAGAAATGGCAGAACCTAATTATATGAAAAAATGGGGAATTAAAACTGTTCCAGGCATATTAGCTAATATTCATGAGTCAATACCTAAAAAAGATGATATTATTGAAAAGATTGATATGGTAGTAGCAACAAAAGATATGCCACAAGAAGATTGGATAAAGTCTCGAGTGTTTGCTCATACAAGCGAAGTTTTATATTTTCGTAAGTTACTTCAAATTCCAATTTTAATAATTTACGCAAAACATTCACGTATGTCATTTAAAGAAATATTTGAAAAATTTACAAATATAAATGATGAAAACCAATTTCCCGCAATTACATTTTGTATGAATATTCTTAGAAAATCCACATTAGATATGTTAACAGGTGCACCACCAGTAGTTCCATCAAAAGAATGGCTAGGAATTTATTGGCCTTCGGCTTCATATGCTATTATAGAATTAGTTGATAAAGGATTGCTTAAAGATTTTTATAAAGAATCTTATACTGTTTTATGTGACATTATGAACGACACAAATTATAATGACATATTGGAAGAAGCTGTGTGGCTTAATTACGAATTATTTAAAAAACCAAATATTAATACCAATAAAACTGTTACATTAAATTATAATATACAAAATTTTTATAATAATGCTATTGTTGGACGTAATGTTGATATTAAAAAAGAAAAACATAAAATTAAAATTAATAGAATTAAAGATGGTGTGTTTGATTCTAAAAACTGGGCTAGAGAAATAATGTGGTATAGAAGAAAAAGTGGAGATTATCTGTACTCAAGCACTGAATAAATTAATTAATTCTTTTTTCCACACGTCAGCATACTCGCAATCACGATAGTTTTCAAACCACGGACCTCCTTCTGTGTAGTGTAATATTTTAGGTATACCGTCTTTAGGTTCGTTATACCAACCTACTAGCCAATTGTATATAGGTGGTAAATTTCCTATGTCAGAATCATCTAACCAAGAAAATCTATGTAAAAATTTTCCTGTTTCTTTGTTTAATAATTCGGGTGTAAGTATTTTGTTTTTAGGATGTCCACAATTCCATAGCACCATACTTGACCAATTTTTTCTTGGATATTGTAATTGTATTTGTCCATCCATTTTTAAACCTTCTTTAGGTTTGTAGTCGTGCTGTACACAAACAACTGCTTTAGAATCATCACAATATTGTTCTAGTTCTGTAGGAGATATACGCCAAACAAAATCTAAGTCACAAAAAACTGCCCACCCTTTGTAGTTGTTTAGATATGGAATAAAAAATCTTGTAAATGTAAATTCTGTAGAGGCAAGTTTATCAACTCCTCTTGTATAGACACCTTGTTCTCTTAAATCTTTTTGTTTTAATGCAATAACCTCAGTTTGTCCATTGCGTCTTTTAATTGAATGTTCGCAAACTTGATATGCTATATCTTCTCTAGTGTCGTAACCTACGTAAACTTTCATTTTCTTCCTGATACTATTTTGTGTATGTCTTGCCAATTATTTACTCTGGTAATCTCGGGGTGTGAATATTCTTTATTGTATGGATGATCTACAAATAAAGGTTTAAGTCCAAATTTTAAACCTGCTAATGCATTTGTCCATTTGTCTTCTATCCAGTATAGTCCGGTATCACGGAATTCAATTAGAGCTGTATCTTTACTTGCTCCGGTATCAAATATAAAATAATTTTCAAATGTGTCTTTACCAAATAATTCTTCTAGTCTTTTTTTACGCAATTCTTGTGCAGGTTTATCTGATGTTTGTGATGTGATAGGAATAAATGTCCAACCTTCTGCGTGTAATAGTTTTACCCAAGTTTGTGATTCTGGCATTGGGGGTTGTGTTGCCATCCAGGCACTTTTATTAAATTCTCGGATTGCAAGTTTAATTTGGTTAGGGTCTTCGATAAAAACGTTTGAATAATATATAAATCTTTTTCCCATATCGTATTCAGATTTATAATTTTCTTTTAATTTATGCCCACGAGATAACATCCATTCGGTAAAATGGTTTTCCCATTCTAGTAATACGCCGTCTACGTCTGTTAGGATTATTCTATTTGATTGTGGCATCTTCCATTCCTGCTACTCTCAATTTAACAATGTTTGTAATTTGCCATTGTTTTTGATCAAGCCCTTTGGTGATGCCCAGCCATTGGTTTCTTAAAAGTGCAAATTCATTTATTATTTTTGCAAGATCTACGACGTCTGTTTCACCATCAACATATTTGTCAGCGTCTCTAGATGATAACATTCTATTATAATTTTCTAAAAATTTTTTAAAAGTTTTAGATTTTAGTCTTCGATATTCAATATTAAGGTATTCTAAAATTGCTTCTATTTCTTGGAGTTGATTAAATCGATGTTCAACAACGCCCGGCATAGATGCAGAAGCTTTTTCTAAATTGCCCCAAATACTACACTCTTTTCGTGCTTGTTGAAATTCACCTTCAAAATGTTTAATACATTCTGGAATAAGTGAAATGTCTTTACTTACTTTAGTATACCAATTCGTCTGCATTTCCGTATTCATCCTCGTCATCATCATCTTTTCCAAAAACAGATTGTACTGCTTCATATAGTTTAGGATCGTAGTCAGATGATGCTTTTATTTCGTCTTGTTCTACATCCATATCTTTTAATGTATTAACATAGTCTACAGCGGCGTCTGATTTTTGTCTATCCGGTACATAATGTGAAAAACTATTCCAAATACGTTCAATGTCTTCATGTGTCATTTCAGCCATTTATTTCTTCCTTGGGTTCGGTTGTTGGTTCTATACTTGCTAATTTATCAAATTCTTTCATTAGCATATCCAATTTGGTTCCGACCCAGGCTTTTCTAAAGTCAATGTGTTCTTTGCCTTTAGAATCTACGTATTTTAATCTATTTCCTGTTTGTACTAGGATACCTTTTTTCTCAAATAAGTCTACTAATCCGCTATATGGATCCATTCCTGTATCATACGGGATTTTAACTTGTACTGATTCAAAAGGTTTAGCATATCTTGTTTTCATAACTTTACAAGCGGCTCTAATACCTCGTACATCAGTAATTTTGTTACCTTTTTCGTCTTCTTTTAATTTTAGTTTCTTCATTGCAATTACAATTGAACTTGCATATATAAATCCCTGTCCACCTGATATTTTATCATCCGGATTAAACATATCTTGCGATGCGTATGTGTGGTTGGTTGCTATAAGTCCTACGTTCCAACTACCAAACATATTAACACAGTTTCTTACAAGTGCTGTTAAGGCTTTAGGTTTTCTACCTAAGTCACCTTTCATCTCACCTTTTTCAAACTGATTAACGTCAGTTGGAGTTAATAACATACCCAAACTATCTATAACAAATAATATTTTTGGAGCACCTTCTTTGTCGTCTGCGTGTTCGTCTTTGTAACCTTTCATAAACTCTGAAATAGTTTTTGCAACATCATCTACCATTGATAAACTTAATTTTAAAAGTTTTTTATCTGATGTGTCTACTTTTAATGCTTGTAGCCAAGTTTCGTCTAATGCGTTCTCTGTATCAATTAGTATAACAAATATACCTTGCTCTTGTGCGTTCTTAACAATATTTCCTGCCGCTATGTATGATTTTCCTGACCCAGATTCTCCTGCAAGTACAGTTACTTTGCCTAGTGGAATTCCTCTGTTAAAGTCACCAGTCATTAAATAATTTAATGCATAGTTTCCTGTGCTTATCCAATCAGTGGGATCACTAAATCCAATACCTAATCCTTGTATAGACTTTGTAATGCTTTTTCTAAATTTTGTTACGTCAAATGGTTTTGTCATAGTTTCTTCTTATTATAATACACAAGGCCTTAAGTGTCAATAATATTAAGGCCTTGGTAATTAGCGAGTTTATTTTGCTTGTCTTGATCTTATTAATTTTAAGATGTCCTCTGCTCTTTTGGCACTATCACCGCTTGGTTGAGGTGCCGGCGTTTTAGTTTCAGCAACTTTTACGTCAGAATTTACTGGGTCTGCTGTTTTTTCAACTGGAGCTGGTCGACTTGCTGTTGGTACAGACACTTGTCTAGCACCTGCGCCTGCAGGTCTAAAATATTGTCCATATTTCTCAAGATCATAAGCTTCACCTTCAACAGATTTTTCAAATAATTCTTTGATTATTTTTACTTCTGCTTCTGATGGTTCTTTTGGTCTATAGTCTGATAAGTTATGTAAACCAAACTTTTCAATAGCCGCTCTTTCTTTTTCATCAAGAGCTCTTTCTCTTCTTGACCATTTAGATGTTGAGTAATCAGCATAACCACCTTTAGTAGTTTTATTAACTCTAAAGTCTACACCTTTTACATAATCAGTTGGTAACTCTTCCATCTCTGGATCAAGTAACGCAGATCTAATAATGTTAAAGATTTGTGGTCCAATTATAAATCTTCTAATTGGATTTTCTGGTGTTGCATCTTCGTTTAATGGATTAGTACCAACAAAGCCTTGGAAAATATAACTTTTCTTTTTCCAATACTTTCTGCCCATATCTTCCATTGATTTGTCTTTAAACCAAGGTCTAACTTCCGTTAGAACCGGACAAGTTTTTCCGTACATTTCCATACACGGTACTTGTACCTGGATTGGTCGAGAATCACTTTGACCTTTAATACCTGCAAAAGGTAATTTGATCATGTTCCTCTCTGTCCAGAAGAAAGTGTTTTCCGTACCTTTATCAGGTAAGAATCGAATAACTGCTTCTTGTCCTTCTTGGATATTCCAGTGTGGATAGATGGCATTGTCGCCACCTGTTGTAGAACCGGAGCGATTCGATTCTTGAGATTTTAACTTCGCTCTTATTTCAGCCAATGTAGCCATAATGTAAGCCTCCTTGTGTGCCTATGTTTGTTTCTGCCTAAATGTATATTAAACATTACGTATAATATACTACTATATTTATGAATTGTCTACTACTATTATCGGAAAGTTAGTTTTGGTAATTTGAAAGATATTTTATTCTAGCAAGTTGAAGGCCTGCTTCGCCTGTTACTCGGTCACTACCACCTTCAATGCCTGAGATGTTTTGTGCGTGATCGTCTGTTTTATTTTTAATTGATTCTACTATGCTAGTTCTTGATTCTTTTAGTTTTTCTATATTAAATTTTTCAATTGCAGTTTCGATTGCAGTAGTTTTATCACCACCTTCTTTTAAATGTTGCTCAATAAAAGGTTTGATGTCTTCGAATTTACCATCAAATTTTTTCTTTGCTTTTTCCTTCTCTGCTTTTTCTTCTTGTTCTTTGTCATCGGCTTCATCATCTGGATCTCTAATAACCATATCTGGAGCATTGTCTTCTTTAGGATTAACTGTATTGTCTACCCAACTTTCAAATTCTTCTGTTTCGCTTTTTGCTTTTCCGGCTCTATCTTTTTTAGGTTTAAATGCTCCGGGTTCTTGTCTTATTTCATCTGCATAAGCAGGATCTTGTTTCATTTTTTTGTAATCATCAATATATCTTCTTGCTAACGCAATTGCAATTTTTTTATTTTTCATCCAATCTTGTCCTGGTTCATTAAATAATTCACCTTCATTTTCTAAACCATCAGCAACTCTAGATGCAAAGTTGGCAACTCTTTCTTCGTTGTCATCTCTTGTAAGCATACGTGATGCTATATCTGAAAGAATACTGCCTAACATTGTATTGTTATTTGTAAATTTAGTAACTGATAACATTTTATCAGCTGAATCATCTTTTCTTAATACTAATTTTTTAGCTGGATCAGTTAAAAATCCTTGTACTATTGCACCGTGATCAACAATTGGTTCTGCTGGAGCATCAATGGCATCGTCTTCTGGTTTATATTCGCTCATGATATTGTGAATTAAAGGCAAAGCCTGTTCAACTCTATCATCAAGATTTTTTAATGTAAATTTTTCTCTATATGCACTTCTGTCGTCATCACTTAAATCTGCAATTGCTGAAGGTTTGAAGTTTTTACTTGCTTCGTCATAGTGTGCTTGTTTGTTTAAGTTTTTCATGTACGTTCTTAAATTTTCTAACTTTAATTTTGTTTGTTCAATAATGTCACCAGCATTATCATTTAATTGATCTTTGTGAGAAACGTATCTAGAAAATGAATTTAATTGTGCAATATTTTCTGATGTTTTGACAATGTGTTCGCCAAATTCGTCATGTGGTCTTCCACCGTTAGCAACGTGTCTTGTCATTGCTCTTGCACCTGCTAAATGAGTAATTGGATATTTGAATCTTTCACCATCTTCGTTTTCAATGTATAGTGAACTAATATGTCTAGATCTTGCACCAGGTACGTTTTCATCAACTGGTCCTGAGTGTCTAATTATTAATCTTGTTTTGTCTAAGTTTTCGTATGAAGATTT